ATGATGGACGTTCCGCCTAATCATTTCTTTTTAGAATATATAGCTAGACCACAAACTGCTGAAATATTTTTTGAAGATGTACTTATGGCTTGTGTTTTTTACGGTATGCCAATATTAGTAGAAAATAATAAACCTAGATTACTATATCATTTTAAAAGAAGAGGATATAGAGGTTACGCAATGAATAGACCAGATAAAAAAAGAAATAAATTATCTGTTACAGAAAGAGAGATAGGTGGTATACCTAATTCAAGTGAAGACATTAAACAAGCACACGCGGCTGCTATAGAAACATACATAGAACATTTTGTTGGACTAAGAGAAAATGGATATGGCGATATGTATTTTCAAAAAACCTTAGAAGACTGGGCTACATTTAATATAAATAATAGAACTAAACATGATGCTTCTATCAGTACAGGTTTAGCTTTAATGGCTTGCAACAAGCATAGATATTTACCTCAAGCTAAAAGAGAATTAAAATCTGTAGACTTAGGTTTTAAAAAATACGATAACAAAGGAATTACATCAAAAATTATTTAAATGAACATATATACTAACACTAATAGCGCTTTTCCTAGCCAAGTTGTAAGCACTGCTGAAAAAGCAAGTTGGGAGTACGGATCTCAAGTTGCACAAGCAATAGAACAAGAGTGGTTTGGTCGAGGCAGAACTAGTGGCAATAGATATTTAACTAATTGGAACAATTATCATCAACTTCGTCAATACGCAAGAGGAGAACAAAGCATACAAAAATACAAAGATGAATTGTCTATTAATGGCGATTTGTCTTATCTTAATTTAGACTGGAAGCCAGTTCCTATTTTATCAAAATTTGTTGACATTGTAGTTAATGGTATTTCTTCTAAAAGTTATGACATAAAAGCATATTCTCAAGATCCAGAATCTATAAGAAAAAGAACAGAGTACGCTTCTAGACTTCAAGAAGACATGCTTGCTAAAGAATATCTTGATAGTTTAAAAAACACACTAGGAGTTGATTTATATCAATCACCTAATAAAAAAGTAATTCCAGAAACAGCTGAGCAACTAGAACTTCATATGCAATTAAGTTATAAACAATCAGTTGAAATAGCAGAAGAAGAGGCTATATCTTCTATATTAGCTCAAAACAAATACGACTTAGTGAGACGCAGGTTAAACATGGACTTGACAGTTTGCGGTATTGCTGCTGCTAAAACTAACTTTAACACAGCTAATGGAGTTACTATAGATTACGTTGATCCTGCTTATATTGTGCATTCTTATACAGAAGATCCAAATTTTGAAGACATATACTATGTAGGTGAGTTAAAAGCTATAACAATCCCAGAGTTAAAAAAAGAGTTTCCAGATATCAGTGAAGATGAGTTAAAGAGAATACAAGCTATGCCTGGTAACAAATCTTATGTTACTGGTTGGGGTGATTACGACGAAAATACAGTTCAAGTGTTATATTTTGATTACAAAACATATCACAATCAAGTATTTAAAATAAAACAAACAGATCAAGGTTTAATGAAAGCTATTGAAAAAGATGATAGTTTTAATCCACCTGAAAATGATAACTTTGAAAGAGTATCAAGATCTATAGAGGTTTTATATAGCGGAGCTAAGGTTTTAGGAACAAATACTCTTTTAAAATGGGAGTTAGCAGAAAACATGTCTAGACCTTACGCGGATACTACAAAAGTAGAAATGAATTACGCTATATGTGCGCCTAGAATATACAAAGGTAAAATAGAATCTTTAGTAAGTAAGTGTGTTGGCTTTGCTGATATAATACAATTAACTCATTTAAAATTACAACAAGTTTTATCTCGAATGGTGCCAGATGGCGTTTATTTAGACATGGATGGGCTTGCGGAAGTTGACCTGGGCAATGGTACTAATTATAATCCTGCCGAAGCGCTTAATATGTATTTTCAAACTGGTTCTATTGTAGGTAGATCAATGACACAAGATGGCGAGTTTAATCACGGTAAAGTACCTATACAAGAATTAAATAGTTCTAATGGTCAAGCAAAAATACAAAGTCTAATAACTACTTATCAGTATTATTTACAAATGATACGTGATGTGACAGGACTTAATGAGGCTAGAGATGGTAGTACGCCTGACAAACAAACACTTGTTGGGTTGCAAAAAATAGCGGCTAATGCTTCTAATGTAGCAACTAGACACATCAAACAGTCTAGTTTATATTTAACTTTAAAAATAGCAGAAAATATTGCTTTAAAAGTTTCAGATGCTTTAGAGTTTCCATTAACGAGACAAGCTTTAGAAAATTCCATATCAACTTATAATGTTGAAACTTTACAAGAAGTTAATAATTTAAATCTACATGATTTTGGTATATTTTTAGAACTAGAACCAGATGAAGAAGAACAAGCAAAATTAGAAGAAAATATACAAGTAGCTTTACAATCAGGTGGTATAGATCTTGAAGACGCTATAGATTTAAGACAAATTAAAAATCTTAAACTAGCAAACCAAATGCTTAAAATAAAACGTAAGCAAAAAATGATCCAAGACCAACAGTCTCAGCAAGCTAATATACAAGCTCAAGCTGCTGCTCAAGCGGACACTGCAGAAAAAACAGCTATGGCAGAAGTTCAAAAACAAGAAGCTATATCAGGTGCTAATGTTCAATACGAACAAGCTAAAAGCCAAATGGAAATTGAACGTATGCAAATCGCTGCTCAAATAGAGCAACAAAGACTACAACAGCAATTTCAATACGACATGCAGTTGAAGCAAATGGACGTAAAAAGCATGGAGGCAAAAGAAAATAGAATAGAAAACAGAAAAGATAAAAGAACAAAAATTCAAGCAACTCAACAGAGTGAAATGATAAGCCAAAGAAAAAACGACACAGGACCTATTGATTTTGAAACAGAAAATAGCCTTCAGCCGTTTCCTACAGTTATTTAAACTGTATTATTAATTATTTAATTATATTATATTATGTCAGAAGAAGTAAAAACAAATGAACCTGTTAAACAGGAAGGTGAGTTTAAATTAAAAAAGAAAACAACTCCTAAAAAATTAGTAGAAACAAAAGATAACATTACAAAAGTAAATGTTAATCCAAAAGAACCTTTAGTAGAGGTACCAGATAATATTACTAAGGTTGAAATAAAAAAAGAAGAAGATGCCATTCAAATCGGAGAAACAAAAGAAGTATCTGGAGATACATCATCCGGAGATAGCGTTAAGGTGGAAGAACCTGTACAAGAGTCCAACGAGACTACTGAAGGGTTTTCTGCAATCAAAGAAATAACAGAAGCTGAAGTTAAACAAGTTGAAGCAGAAGTTAAAGAAGCTATTAGAGATGAAAAGGTTTTAGGTAAACAACTACCAGAAAACATAGAAAAACTAGTTAGCTTTATGGAAGAAACTGGTGGAACTATAGAAGATTACACTAGACTTAATACTGATTATTCTAAAATAGATGATAAAACATTATTAAAAGAGTATTACAAAAAAAATAAACCTTATTTAGAAGGTGAAGATATTGATCTTTTGTTAGAAGATTTTTCATTTGATGAAGATTTAGACGAACCAAAAGATATACGCAAAAAGAAAATTGCGTTTAAAGAAGAAGTTGCAAAAGCCAAAGGTTTTTTAGAGGAAACAAAGAGTAAATATTACGACGAGATCAAGTTGAGACCGGGCGTCACTCAGGAACAACAAAAAGCTATGGATTTTTTCAACCGATATAACAAGCAACAAGAACAGGCTACGTTGCAACATGAGCAGTTTAAAGAAAATACCAAAAAATTATTTAATGACGATTTCGAAGGTTTCGATATTAAAGTTGGAGATAAAAGGTATAAATATAATATTCAAAATGCTCAAAACGTTGCTGAAAACCAATCAAATCTAACAAACCTTGTCGGAAAGTTTCTAGACAGCGAAGGTAATGTTAATGATACGAAAGGTTATCACAAAGCTATGTATGCTGCTGAAAATGTAGATAAGATTGCCGCTCATTTTTACGAACAAGGTAAAGCCGACGCAGTTAAAGAAGTGGTTAATAAATCAAAGAATTTAACTGATACAAAAGCAAGATCTCAACAAGGTAATGTTTTTATAAACGGTCTTAAAGTAAAATCAATTAGTGGTGCTGATTCTACAAAATTAAAAATAAAAACAAGAAAATTTAACTAATTAAAAACTTAAAATTATGAGTTTATCTCCACAATTCGGAGGGTTAATCCCTTCACAAGTTCAGGAGGTATTGAACAGCAACTACCTACAATTTAATGGTGGTGGTGGTGCTGGTGATACAAACACCTTTGCACAACAATACTTACCTGAAGTATACGAACAAGAAGTAGAGCGTTATGGAAACAGAACGTTATCTGGTTTTTTACGTATGGTTGGCGCTGAAATGCCAATGACATCTGATCAAGTAATTTGGTCTGAACAAAATAGATTACACATCGCTTACACTGGTGTAGGTGTAGCTGCTGGACCAGGTGCTGGAAATGATACAGCTGTAACTTTACCAGCTGCACAAGCTAACGTTGTTTCTATTAATGATACAATTGTTATTTTAGATCCTGTAACTGGAGCTGAAGCTAAAGCTATTGTTACTGATTCTGGTGCTTACGCAGCTTCTGGACTTGGTGCTCAAGTTCTTACTGTACAAACTTTTGATAATGTAGCTCTTATTGCTGGAAACGGATGGTCAGTTGCTGCAGATAAAAAAGTATTTGTATACGGTTCTGATTACAGAAAAGGAACTGATACTGTTCAAGGTAGCGTTGCTGCTTTAAACCAAGGACGTATAAGTGTTGATCCTCAGCTTACTCAATACTCTAATTCACCAATCATATTAAGAAGCCAATACGTAGTATCTGGATCTGATATGGCTCAAATTGGATGGGTAGAAGTTGCAACTGAAGACGGAACATCTGGATACTTATGGTACTTAAAAGCTGAGTCTGAAACAAGACTACGTTTTGAAGATTACCTAGAAATGAGTATGGTAGAAGCTGAATTTAACCAAGTTGGTGGTGCTGCAGGAGTTGCTGCAAGCCCAGGATCTGAAGGTTTATTTGCTGCTATCCAAGCTAGAGGTAACGTACAATCAGGATTTACAGCCGCTGCTGGTCTTGATGAGTTCGATGCTATTCTTAAAAACTTAGATACTCAAGGTGCTATTGAAGAAAACATGCTTTTCTTACAAAGACAAACTGCTCTTGATTTTGATGATATGCTAGCTAGCATCTCTGGTGGATACGCTGGAGGAACTGCTTTTGGTTTATTTGAAAACTCAGAAGAAATGGCTCTTAACCTTGGATTCTCAGGATTCAGAAGAGGTTCTTACGATTTTTACAAAACTGATTGGAAATACTTAAATGACGCTTCTACACGTGGTGCTATCAATGGTATTAATTCAATTGAAGGTGTATTAATTCCTGCTGGAACTTCAACAGTATATGACCAAATCTTAGGAACTAATATTCGTAGACCTTTCTTACATGTACGTTA